TAAAAACCAAAATAAACTTCGTGTTTATTTAGAAAAAATTAAGAATGAGCCTGAGCTTAAACCAAATCGTCAAACAAATAACGACACTCGGAAACGACCACGAACAAATTAACTTTGTTTACTTCGGTGATGTGTGGGAACGTTTGTCTAATGGCGAGGTTACTTACCCTGCTATGTTTTATACTTTAACGGGTGCGACTATAAACGCTAAAAATATTACCTATAATTTTAGCCTTTATTTTATGGACAGAATGTTAATGGAGGAAACAAACGAAACCGAAGTACTTAGTGATATGACTTTAGTAGGTCAGGACATAGTTGCACAATTAAGATACCCTAAAGCGATTTGGGATATTGGCGATACTGCTCCTTTGACTTACTTTACCGAGAGCGACCCTGACTATCTTGCAGGAGTTAAGATAGATATTACAATGGAATTACCTTACTTAAACGATAGATGCCAAGTGCCTTCTATTTATACATACTAAGATGATAGGAAAAAAGATTAACCAATTAGCGACCGAGTTAGCACCTGCTTCAACTGATTTAACAATCATTGGCGACCCGACAACAGGAGTAAGTAAGAAGATTACACTTGCTCAATTAGGTGCGATTTTTAGCGGTGCAGTTTCGTTTTATACTAACCTTGCAGCGTTCCCGACACCTGGCACAACTGATGTTATCTATTGTGCTAAAGACACGCAGAAACTTTATTTGTGGAGTGGTTCGGCTTATGTAGAAGTATTCCCTTCACAAGCTTTATTAGACACTTATCAGCTAAGAAGTGAGAAGGGCAACGCTAATGGTTATGCTTCTTTAGATAGTCAAGGTAAAGTTCCTATTAGTCAGCTACCAAGTTCTATTATGGAATACAAAGGAACTTGGAACGCAGCAACTAACACACCGACTTTAGCAAATGGTACAGGAGATACTGGAGATGTTTATATTTGTAACGTAGCAGGAACAGTAAACTTTGGAGCTGGTCCTATTACTTTTGCGGTTGGCGATTATGTGATTTATAGCGGAACTATTTGGCAGCGTTCAAGCGGTGCGGTTGGTACTGTAACAAGCGTAGCTGCATCTATTACGGGCGATAGTGTTACAATTAGTGGCTCACCTGTAACTACATCGGGAACTTTAGCTTTTGCTTTTGCAGGTACAGGAGCGCAATATATTAAAGGCGATGGTACACTTGCAACTTTCCCTAATACAATCGACCAAGCTAAAAACTTAATTACTGAGGTTTACAATAGCACGGGTGCGACTTTAACAAAGGGAACAGTAGTTTATATCAATGGCGGTCAAGGTAACTTGCCAACAGTTACTAAGGCTTTAGCAAGTGGCGATAGTACAAGCGCACAAACTTACGGAATAGTACAAGCTGACATTACGAACAACAATAATGGTTTTGTAGTAGTAGCAGGTAGATTAGCGGATATAGATACTTCTGCTTTTAGCGTAGGTACTCAATTATATTTGAGTTCTACAACTGCGGGTGCTTATACAAGTACAAAACAATATGCTCCTGCTCACTTAGTTTATGTAGGTATAATTGTACGTTCACACCCGACACAAGGGATTATAGAGGTTAAGATACAAAACGGGTACGAGTTAGACGAACTACACAACGTAGCTGCTCAAACACCTACAAACAATGACGGGTTATTTTGGGAAAGTTCAACAAGCCTTTGGAAAAATAAAAGCTTATCTACAATTTTAGGTGGCACTCCTGTAATCGGTAGCGGTACTACAAACTTTGTTTCTAAGTTTACTGCAAGTTCTACAATAGGAAGCAGTCAAATTTGGGATAACGGAACGAGTGTATTAATCGGAACTACAGGAAGTTTGCCTGGTATTAAAGTAGGTATTTACTCAAGCACACAAAGGGCATTAGAAGTAGTTTCTACAAATGCAAATGCTTTGTTTGTTCAAAGTCCTGCTGCTTATATTTTAACTATAAGTAACGGAACTTGGACATCTCAGTTTACAAATACAGGTCGTTTAGATTTAGCAGGAGATTTATTAGTTAATACTATTGATAACGCCACTACCGACACGGATAAATTTTTAGTAAGTGATAGCGGAGTAATTAAATACAGAACGGGAGCGGAGTTATTAAGCGACATCGGTGGACAACCTTCAGGAACTTATGTAACAAGTGTAGGCTTATCAGTACCTACGGGTTTTGCAGTTTCAGGAAGCCCTGTTACTTCAAGTGGCACTTTAGCTTTAGCTTTTGACACAGGGTATAGCTTACCTACAATAGTTAAGCAGAATAATTGGGATACGGCATATAATACAAGAATAGTAACGGCATCAAGTCCTTTATCTTTTATTAGCAATACTATTTCTATTTCACAAGCGAGTGGTTCTGCAAATGGCTTTTTATCTTCTACCGATTGGACTACGTTTAACAACAAGCAAAACGCTTTAACCAATCCAGTAACGGGTACGGGTACTACAAACTACTTACCTAAGTTTACAGGTACAAGTACAATAGGGAATAGTGTAATACAAGAAGCAAGTTCTAATATTGGTATTGGTGGCAGTCCTTCTGGAACTTATGGCAAACTATCTGTATTTGGTGGATTATCTATCAAAGATGATAATAATGCTAAATTAGAAATAGGCAGATATTCAAGCGGTGCTTCTAACTCTTATATTAAACTTGGAGCAAACTCTAATAGTTTAAGATTTACAAACGCAGGAGATATTGCGGACATAATGGAACTTACTAATTCAGGTAATTTAGGATTAGGAGTTACACCGAGTGCGTGGAATAGTGGAACAAAAGCATTACAAGTTAATAATGCATCAATTTATGGCGGAAGTAATTATGGATTTTTTGGTAGTAATATTGTTTGGACTAATTCAGGAGACCAATATATTACAAATGGTTTTGCAACCCTATATGGACAATTAAGCGGAGAACATAGGTTTTACACCGCTCCTTCAGGTACGGCAGGTAACGCTATATCCTTTACCCAAGCAATGACGTTAAACGCTTCAGGTAATTTATTTTTGGGAACTACGTCTGCTTTACAAAGTACAGAAAGGTTAGCAGTCACTACAAGTAATAACACAGCAATAATAGCACAATATACTGGCGGTGCAGAAAATGGTTGGGCATCTAAATTTTGGAATAATGCTACAAGTGGTAATAATTTATTAGTTGAATTTGCTACAGAATCAAGTATTACTGCAAGAGGTTCTGTTAGATATGACAGAAGTGGCAATAGGCTAAATATTGTTGGAGAGGGTTCAGGTCTTTTATTTACAGGAGCAGCTACATTCTCAAGTAGTGTAACGGCAACGAGTGTAATTAGAGCATTAGGTGGCAATATTGATGGAACTTTAGGCGATTCTATATATTTTGAAAATGCTGCTTATCCTAATACACAAAAAAATAGAATAAGAAGTTCAAATTCTGCGAGTAATACTGGCAATCTTTTAACATTTGAAACATCTAATGGAACGGTTGGAAGTTATAATTTAAATCAATTAGTTTTAAGAGGGGATGGTAGCGTAGGTATAGGTACTACATCGCCAACAACAAAATTAACTGTATATGGTGGGTACGCAAATTTTACAGATGGAACTGTAGATATATATTCAGGCTCAGATGGAAGTGGTGGATTATTTGGTACTGTAAGCAATCATTATCAACGCTTCATTACCAACAACACCGAACGTATGCGCATAACAAGTGGGGGGGATGTATTAATTAATAGTACAAGTAGTTCTAATGGAGCAATTTTTAACATTACTAAAGCATCTGGAACAATAACTACAATTACAGGTGGAACAACTGCTGCTCAAAATCATATTGTATTTGCTAACCCTAATGGAAACGTAGGCTCTATACAAGTAAGTGGTTCTTCAACATCATATAACACATCTTCTGACTATCGCCTTAAACAAGATTTCAAAAACTTTAACGGACTTGATTTAATAAGCAAGTTGAAAGCATACGACTACGAATGGAAGTCAGACAAAACCCGTTCTTATGGTGTTATTGCTCACGAATTACAATCAGTAATTAACTACGCAGTAACAGGAGTAAAAGACGGAAAAGAAATGCAAGGAGTAGATTATAGCAAAATAGTACCTGTACTTATTAAGGCCGTGCAAGAGCAACAAGCTCAAATCAACGAATTAAAATCACAATTAAATAAATAGATATGGCAACATACAACTGGGTCATCAGTGCCCTCGATACCGCTCCAAGTGAAGACGGTTTAACAGATGTAGTTAAGGTAGTGCATTGGCGTTACCAAGCAACCGAGCAAGTAGACGGAGATAAAACTTACAACGCCGAGGTTTACGGAGCAATGGCGTGTGCTACACCTTCGGACACTGACTTTACTGCTTATGACAATTTAACTTTCGACCAAGTATGCGAGTGGTTAGTAGCAGGAAACGATGTAGATGCTATGGAGTTAAACTTAGATACTCAAATCGAGAACCTTAAGAACCCACCAATAATTAATAAGCCACTACCTTGGAATAATTAATTTACTATATCTTTACAAATAAAAAACAACGTATGAAAAACAAAGACCTATTAAAATTAGTAGCAAACCTTAACGCAGTTATCGGTAGTCAGGAAACAAAAACTGCTAAGAAGCTCGTAAAAATTTATGAAAAAGTAAAGCCACATCACGAAGCGTACCAAGCCGAAGTTGAGATTTTACGATTAGATAATGCGAGTACCGATGACAAGGATTGTTTATTACTTGACGAGAAGGGAAATTATCGCTTCTCAAAAGAAGGCATCAAGAAGCTTACTAAAGATATTGAAGCCTTAAATGATAAAGAATTTGATTTTCAAATAATTAACGTAGTCAATCCACAAGGCTTAGAGAATTTTACATTCTTACAAGATTGGGTTACTGGCGTAGAATTTAACAAACAAGAAGAAGAAGAACTATAATGGCAAATAACCACCAAGCAGACCAATCAACAATCGTATCTTTAGTTAGTGCTACAATTAGCATTACAAATATTCAACCGCTATTCACATTGATTGCAAGTTTGGTGGCTATCGTTTCAGGTCTTATGGCTATTCGATACTATTACAAAATGACCAAAAAGCTTAAATGAGATTAATACTTTTAGCCTTATTACTTACTTCTTGTGCTTCGGTTAAGAAGTTTGAAAAACGTTACGATAGCACGGGGACAACTAAGATTGACTCCGTGCATCTTACTTTTTACGATAGTGTTACTAAGATTATAGAAAAAGAGCAGGTATTTACAAAAGAGGTTACTATCTACGACACTATCCGTGTAACAAAGGATAGCATTATAGTAGTTCCCAAAATCGTAACTAAGTGGGTTTACCAGACAAAAGACAAGCAGACCGACAATAGCTTAGTTAAAAAAGACACAATAGCGTTTAATCGCACAGAAACGGCTCAAATTTCGATTGTAGATAAAAATAAGGTAAGTACTGCAAATAACTTTTGGAAGGCTCTAATCGGTCTAATAATAGCGATTGTGTTAATTTTAGCATATTGGAATAGATTATGGAAGTAAACAAAGCAGGTAGAGATTTAATTAAGCAGTTTGAAGGCTGCAAATTAAAGGCGTATCAATGCAGTGCGGGGCATTGGACTATCGGATTTGGAAATACTTTTTACGAAGACGGAACAAAGGTTAAGCAGGGAGATGTAATTACTCAGGAAAGGGCAGACGAATTGTTTGATTACATACTCGAAGATTTTATCAATCAAATAAAGCCTTTAATAAAAAGTTTATTGAGCGATAACAATTTTTCTGCTATTGTTTCGTTTGCTTACAATGTCGGGGTAAATAACTTAAGGAGAAGCACTTTACTAAAAAAGGTAAACGCAAACCCTAAAGACCCTTCTATTCGAGCAGAATTTATGAAGTGGGTGCGTGCCAACAATGTGGTGCTTAAAGGGTTAGTGAGGCGGAGAGAGGCTGAAGCTAAACTATATGAGCAACTTTAGAACTATATTAGTTAATTTATTATCAGACGAAAGCAACAGTATTAGCCACAAAAGAGTAGTGGCTTTGCTTGGCAGCTTATGTCTTTTTATTTCTTTGTTCTTAAACATAATCTTAAAAATTAACCCAAGCGATAAGTTGGTAGATGCGGTGTTGTATCTGACGCTCTTTGCTATGGGTTACACCACAATAGATAAATTCAGCAAAAAATAAATAATGCTAAAATCAAAACGCAAACGACTATTCTTTGACATCGAAGTTTCTGCAAACGTAGGCTTCTTTTGGAGTTCTGGTTACAAACTTAATATTGGTCCTGAAAACATTATTAAAGAACGAGCAGTAATTTGTATCTGCTACAAGTGGGAAGACGAAAAAGAAGTTTACTATTTACAATGGGATAGCAAACAGAACGACAAAAAGATGCTACAAAAGTTTGTAGAAGTAGCAAACACGGCTTCGGAATTAGTAGGGCATAATGGCGACAAGTTTGACCTTGCGTGGATAAGGACACGCTGCTTGTTTCACGGGATAGAGATGTTTCCTAAATACGTTACAATCGACACGCTAAAGGTAGCACGTCAAAAGTTTAGATTTAATAGCAACAAGCTTAACTACATAGCTGACTACTTAGGCATCGGGCAAAAGATTAAAACCGAATATAGTTTATGGAAGGACATTGTTCTACATAAGGACAAAGTAGCTATGGCTAAAATGATTAAGTACTGCCAAAAAGATGTTGTATTATTAGAGCAGGTATTTAACGCCCTTAAAAACCACATCGAACCTAAAACACATTACGGAGTTATCTTCGGACAGGATAGAGGCTCTTGCCCTGAATGTGGAAGCGATGAGATAGTTATTCAAATGAGGCGAACAACTGCAACAGGAGTAAAGAAAATATTATATAAGTGCAAAACTTGTTTTAAGATACATAGCAAAACCGACAAATAAATGGATAGTAAAATATTAGCAGCAGTAATAGAAGATATGCGTAGGCGTGAACTTGTAGGCAAATCAAAGTACGGAACTACAATGGATAGAACAGATTTAAGTACTGGGCAATGGATAACGCACCTAAAGGAAGAGCTACAAGATGCCATACTTTATTTAACCAAACTTGAACAGATACACAATGCGCCTCAAAAAGATATTTAGCTTCGGCAACATATTAGACCGAGATACCTACGAGCAATTAAGGGAATTGGATTATACCAACCCTAACTTTAAGGGTTGCGCTGACGAGTTCCAATTTAATCGTGAATGGTGGGTTATGCTTGACGATATGAGCCGAATTGTTGCTTATTGCGGCTCAATTTATTCTAAGGGCATTTGCATATTTAACAGGGCGTGGGTGCATAAAAATTATAGAGGGCAAGGTATACAAAGACGAATGATTAAAACCAGGCTAAAAGCAGCTTCTACCTTTTGCCATATAGCTATTACATACACAACCTTAGACAACTTTCCTTCAGCTAACAACCTTATCTCGTGTGGGTTTAGGCTTTACTTACCCGAATATTCATACGGGGGTTACGATAAACTTTACTTTCAAAAGCTTTTATAGGTAGTATTTTTACTACTTTTGGCTGCATTTTACTACCGACTTTGTCAAGTTATACGTTTACTTTATTACAATTTTATTTAATATATAGCTTTACTTTGTACGTATTTGCGTACAATAGAAAATATTTTTTTAACTTTTGCACTTTGTATTGTGTAATGTGTTATCTTTGTTGAAACAAAACACAAAATGACACATTTAACCAACTACCAAATGTTCCAATATCAGCGATACGGGAACATCTTAATTGACGGGGATAGGAGTACTACAAACCCTTACGACCCTGCTTTACTACCTAAAAACTACGATTACGAAGATGACGATTATACGTTTACTCGTTGGGTAGAACACAATGCAGAACTTGAACTTTTAAAAAACGAATTATATGAAGATTGAATTTGTAAAAGAAACTAAGCCAGACGGCACAATTTTCTACTATACTTTAGTAGATAACAAATACGATAGTTCAAGTATGTACTTGGAATATTCACAAGCTTATGAATACTTTGTAAGCCTAAAGAAAAGACAAGAACCGATTATCGAAATTTTAGAACACTATAACATAGACATACAAAACAAATAACAATGAGCCTAATTAAAATTCAACAGGAACTAAAAGCACCTAAAAACCAATTTAACGCTTTTGCTAAATACAAGTACCGCAGTGCAGAAGATATTATCGAAGCTGCAAAACCTATCTGCCATAAATACGGCTACGCTTTAATGTTAAGCGATGAGGTTATAGAAGTAGGCGGAAGGGTATATGTAAAGGCAACCGCTTGTTTAAGTAACGGAGAAGATAACATTACTTGCACAGGTCTTGCTCGTGAAGAAGAAAACAAAAAAGGAATGGACGCTTCGCAGCTCACTGGGGCGTGTAGCTCGTATGCTCGAAAATATGCACTTAACGGATTGTTTGCAATAGATGACACTAAAGATGCAGACGCTACTAATGAGCATAAAGACGAAGTAAGCGAAGGTCAAAAGGCGTTCTTAATTGAGCAGTTAGACAAGACAAAGTTTACCGATGACCAAAAAGTTAAGGCTGCTTTGAAAATCAATGCCATCAAGACCTTAGACGAATTTAACAAGATTAAAGAAACAATAAAGAAAAGCTAATGAGGGAACTATTACCATTTGAAAGGCAGATGTTACTTGCAGAAGTTTACCACTATGCTTGGTATAACGAACAGGCATACGAGGACTTATTAGCCTTTATTAAAAAGTATGAAAACAAATTAGACAAACCTGTATTTTTTAACCCAATCAATAACAATGACACAGAAACAACAAATCTTGAACCACTTGCTTTCGGGCAAAACATTGACACCAATTCAGGCTTTAACGAAGTACAATAGCCTGAGATTAGCAGCCGTAGTATTTGAATTAAAACGCAAAGGCTACAAAGTACGAACGGAATTAATTAACGTAGGTACGAAAAAACAAAGTAAATTAGTAGCTCAATATTCAATTAAAAACAAATAAAAATGGAACAAAAAAAATGGAGTGCAGGTGCTTGGAAAAAGCAGACCGCTAAAGGAGAAGTAATTAATTTTACAATCAATGATGTTAAATACTCAATGTGGGTAAACGCTTACAAGACAGAGGATAAGCAACCAGATTACAAGATTTATGTAAATGATTTCAAACCTAAAGAAGACACGGAAGGATTGCCGTTTTAATTATGCTGAATAAGAAAAAGGATATATCAATAAGACAATTAAAGGAGTTATACTTCGCACAACGTAACACCCATTTGCAACTTCACGAAATGATGCAGCAACTTGGATTGTTAGGCATAGAAGATAATGAACCTTTAGGATTAGACATTGGCGCAAGGACTATTGTTAAATTGGTAGACGAGGAGTTTGAGTGCGATGTATTAATTAAGGATAGGAGTTTAAAAACAACGTTTGGGCGCAAGGCTGCGGCATACTTACTAAGGCGTTATACTAAATTGAGCCTTAAAGAGATAAGCCAATACACAGGAACAAGCGACCATACGACTGCTATCCATAACATAAAACAAGCGAATAACCTAATAGAAACTGAGGACTGGTTTAAAACTAAGCTAAAAAAACTTTGCTTAAAATTAGAACTTAAAGAAATTTAGTGTATATTCGCAGTATAAATAAAAGACACATTAGCGAAAGTCCAGCCGATAATGTGTTTAGTGGTTAAATAATAGCCCTCGATAGCTGGACTCTATTGGGGGCTTTTTTATTTTATGACATACGGAGAAAAACTAAAAAGTCCTAAATGGCAAAAGAAACGTCTTGAAATTTTAGAACGAGACAAGTTTACCTGTACAATGTGCGGTACAAAAGAAAAACAACTGCACGTGCATCACAAAGTTTATATCTTTGATAGAGACCCCTGGGATTACGAAGACCAATTTTACATTACATTTTGTGAAGATTGCCACTTCGAAGAGGAGTGCAACAAAAACTTTATTAAAAATATTATTAAGTATAATGTTTATAAAGGAGTTACATATACAGAATTAAGACCATTTTTTGAAAATGTTTTAAGCAAGTATGTTAAGGAAAAAGGTATGACATTTGATGAACTACAAAACTTTTGTAAAAATGGCAAAAAGATTTACTGATACGGAAAAATGGAAAAAGCCTTTTATTCGTAATTTATCAGCACCATATAAACTTTTATGGCTTTACATCTGTGATGACTGCGACCACGCAGGAATTTGGCAGGTAGACATTGATGTAGCTAAAATTCGTATAGGAGAGGATATAAATGAGCAAGATGCTATAAAATTTTTTGACGATAAAATTATAAAAATTGATAATGGCAATAAATGGTTTATACCTTCTTTTATAGATTTTCAATATCCAAGCGGACTTAATCCAGATAACAAAGCACACGGGGGAATTGTTAAAATGCTCATTAAATACAAATTAATAGATGACCAACTTAAGCCCCTTAGTAGCCCCTTGCAAGGGGACAAGGTTATGGTTATGGATAAGGTAATGGATAAGGATAAGGTTAAAGAAGAAATCGAGCTTCCTTTTGTTTCTGAGTTTTTTGCAGAAATATGGAAAGCTTGGAAGGATTATAAGAAAAAAGAGTTTAAGTTTACATACAAAACAAATCAAAGTGAACTTGCTGCTCTTAACGAATTAATAAAATTATCAAAAGGACAAGAAGACCAAGCCATTAAAATACTTAATCAGTCAATGGCAAATGGTTGGAAAGGTCTATTTAACTTAAAAGAAGATGCAAAAGGAACTACAAATAATCACAGAAAATTGTCAAAAGGAGAACTTGACACACTTGCCCACTACAACTATATGCACTCTACTACCTACGGAGAAAGAGATTATGACCGCATTCTCGGGCGAGAGGGTTCGCAACCTGAATTCTACAATATTTAAGCAGAACCTTGTTTACATTATGCAGCTAATAGGCATTAACAATCCTGGCGAAGTTAAATTAGCAATCTTAGAGGATTGGATAAGAACGGAGTATGGTGGCTTTACAATAAACGAGGTTAAAGTAGCGTTTAAGCAAATGGTAGCTAATGACTTTATAGACCACTACCAAAACTTTAGTCCTGCATACTTTAGTCAGGTAATGGATAGGTACAAGAAAAAAGCAAACGAAGTAAGAAAAATGATGCCACAAGAACGAGTAGAAGCAATCCCACATCTTACCGATTTAGAGATAATTGATTACTCTTACCAAGAATATAAGCTTTTGGAAAACCGAACTTTTGATAGGTTGTTTAACCCACTAAGCGTATTTACAAAGCTTAATAGTACAGGCATAAAGGTATGGACAAAAGAAGATGGCGCACTTGCTAAAAAGAAACTAATGGAGATTATCACCTACAAAGCTAATAAAATGGACATCATAAGCGCAAAGCAATACCGAGACATATGGACTGAAAGTTGGCTTAAGAACCAAGCAAGAGCAGTTGCAGTAGCATTATTTTTTGAGGAACAAATAAAATTTGGTAAAGTTTCATTTTCTTAATATAGTTTTGTAATATGACCGCAAACGAATTAACCAAAGAAGCAATTAAGACCCTGAATAAAAACGGGTGTTTTGTATGGCGCAATAACAACTTAGCGGTTAGGGGTCGAACCTTCATAGGTTTAAAAGGAGTTCCAGATGTTGTAGGATTCCACACGCAAACAGGGGTTGCGGTTTATTGCGAAACCAAAGCCATAGGAGATAAACTTAGCAGCTACCAAATAGCATTCTTAAACTTAGCAAAAACGGCAAATTGTTTTTGTTACATAGCAACCGAAGAAAACGGCAAACTAACCTTAAAAGAATATGAACAAGAATAGCATCATATTAGAACTTTGGGAAAGCCGAGAACTTAAGGAAGCAATAGATAAGATGCAGCCTGAAGATTTAAGAGACGATTTAAGAAGCGAATTATTTAAGGTGCTATGTGAAATGGACGAAGAGCGTTTAATAGATATGCGTACACGCAACGTATTAAAGTTTTACTTGGTTAGAACAATGATTAATATGATGCAAAGTAACACAAGCCAATTTTATAGAACATACCGCAAACCTTTAGAAGTAGAATTAATAGTACACGATAGAGACGAAGATTTACTTAATAAAGTAGAAGACGAACTATCTAAGATGCACTGGTACAAAGCAGAACTATTAAGAGTTTATGCAATAAAGCATAATTGCAACGCTAAAGAACTTAGCAGAGTAACCGGCATACCTTATATGTCAATACATAGGGAGCTAAAATTAACTAAACGAGAACTTAAAAAACAACTAAGGAAGTGAGCATAAAAGATAAATATTCTGTAAAAAGTGTTACAAGTAACCAATGCAAAGAATGGTTATTAAAAAAACATTATTTAAAAAGAATGACATCTTTTACATATTCATTTGGTTTATTTGAAAATAATATATTAGTCGGAGTTTTAACTTTTGGAAATGCAGTTCCAATTTATATGAAAAAATCATTATTTGGAGAAAAATATATGGATATTGTTTATGAGTTAAATAGATTATGCACAAATGATAATTTAGATAAAAATGCGAATTCATATTTTATATCAGAAGCATTTAAACTATTACCAAAACCATTAATTATTGTTAGTTATGCAGATAAGTCAGTAGGTCATAATGGTTACATATACCAGGCTACAAACTTTATGTTTACAGGGGAAAGTCATACTCAATTAGATTGGAAATTAAAAGGCAAAGAACATATACACTCAAGAACTTTAATGGACGAATTTGCATTTGAAAATAATAGAGTAGAAAAGCTTAAAGAAAAATATGGGGATGATTTATATCAAGTAAAAAGAGAACCTAAATATAGATATGTTTATGTAATTGCAGATAAAAATACAAAAAAAGAAATAATGAAACATAAGTTATTTGAATTAAAAGAATACCCTAAAGGACAAAATATTAGATATAATGCAGAATACAAACCAATAATACAAACTCAATTATTTTAATTATGATTATTATAGCAGCAATATGCTTTGCAATATTCTTTGTAGAGATACATCAATTCCATAGGAAGTGGAAATTAGATTTTAAGCCTTTTAGTTGCACGAGTTGTTTAGCAGCTTGGACAGGTTTGATTTTATATTTACTACCTGCAATATGTACCGATATTATTGCGTTTGTATTTATACCAGGAGTGTTAGCACCTTTACTTTCAAAACTAATGTGGAACTTATGGAAATAGAACACCGCAAATTTTTAGATGACCACGTTGGTAATTGGCACACAGTTCAAAATGGTTATGTGCGTAATATTGATTTAGACATCTTAAAAATGTACGAGCATATTTATCGCAAGTATATGAGTGCAGATTTTATCTTAACAGTATGGTGCGGTAATTGTATTTTTGATATGATTAAACGCTTGTATACTTGGTACGAAGAGCAACCTAAACCTAAGAAACGAAATGCAAAGAGTAATTAATTTTAGCGGTGGCAAAACTTCTGCTTATATGACTATCCAAGAATATAAGCCAGGAGATATAGTATTGTTCTGCGATACTATGAGGGAACACCCTAAAACCTATAAATTTATTAATGACTTTGAAGCATTTGAAAACATACCTGTAACAAGAATAAGTTACGAAGGTGGCTTTACCGGAATGTTAAAAAAACATAAAGCTTTACCTAATCAGTTTAAAAGGTTCTGCACAATAGAACTAAAGATTAAAACGGCTAAAAGATATTTAAGAAGCATAGGGATAAGAGAATTTGAAAACCTGGTAGGCTTTAGATATGACGAACCAATGCGAGTTAGCAGACGTACTCAAAGATTTAAGAAGGTACACGATAAGTTCCCTTTGTTTGAAAGCAAGGTTACTAAACAAATAGTAAATGAGTATTGGAGTAAAAAGCCTTACACTTTGGAAATACCTTCAATATTAGGGAACTGTACTTTGTGTTTTATGAAAGGTAAAAACGCTATCTTAGCAATATTAAGGGAGTTCCCAGAACTTGCAGACGAATGGATAAATGACGAAAATAATAGCAAGTATACTTACTTTAATGGCGTAACAATAGAAACGCTTAAAAGTATATCACAAAATAATTTGTTCAAGGAATTTGATTTAAATAACATAAACCCAGCATTTGATTGCGCCTGTACTACATAATGAAAATACTTTGTATAACATCAGCTAATAGTGGAGTAGGCTATCATAGAATTATGATGCCAATAGTACATATGGAAAAAGAGTACGCACTTATTACTGATGTACTTAATGAGGAACTATTAGAGCAAGGTTGGGATATTGTTCTAATCAATAGAATGCTTAATGAGATAGATGCAAAGCAAATGGACACTTGGCGCACTAAGTACGGCTTTAAATTAGTGGTTGATAATGACGACCATTGGGAACTTAGCGAAACACATATTCTTTATTGGAGATATAAGTACAATAACATAGGAAAACAGATTACCGACTTTTTACAAATAGCTGACCTATGCACCTGTACACACGAAAGGTTAGCAAGTGAAATAAGCCAATACAATAAGAACGTTCACATATTACCAAACGCATTACCTTACGGCAAAGAGCAGTTCGAGGATAACAAGACAGAAGATTGCAAGGTTAGATTGTTCTGGTCGGGTAGCGGAACTCACGAAAGGGACTTGGATATTATTAGGCAGCCTTTTAAACGCTTACAAGGTATGAATATAAGAACTGTAATAGCAGGTTACAATGACGGGGAGAAGCCTATATGGGATAAAATGATAGATGCCTTCACTTGTGGACTAAAGCTTAATCCTACTATTTACAACTATGCAAAGGTCACGGAATATATGGGTGCTTATACGGATAGCGATATTTCAATTATTCCATTGGTAGATAACAAGTTCAATGCTATGAAGTCAAATCTTAAAGTATTAGAAACGGCTGCTAAAAAGAACCCTGCCATAGTTAGCCACGTTAATCCTTACTTAGATATGCCTGTACATTACGTTAAAAGCCAAAAGGATTGGTACAAACATATAAGAGATTTAGTAACCGATGCGGATATGCGTAAGGAAAGCGGACAGAAGCTTTTTGAGTTCTGCCAAAAGAAGTATAACTTTGACGAGATAAATTTAGACCGAAAGTATATTTATAGTAAACTATGCCAGTAATTAAATGCTCTAACGGGAAATATAGAATAGGCTCAGGCGGTTGCGTTTACGATACCGAGGAAAAAGCAATGCAAGTTTGGAAGGCTATTCTTGCAGGTGGCAAGTTCGCTGATAGTTATACCGACTATCCTGAGTCAGCTACTAATAACGCAAAGAGGGCAATAGAATGGGCAGAAAAAAATGGTTGGGGTTCTTGTGGCGAAGCAACAGGTAAAGCAAGGGCAAGGCAATTAGCAAATCGTGAGCCGATTAGTAGAGATACAATTGCCCGTATGGCTTCGTTTAAAAGACATCAGCAACATAAAGACGTGCCTTATAGTGAAGGTTGTGGCGGTTTAATGTATGATGCTTGGGGCGGTACGAGCGGGATTGAGTGGGCGATTAATAAGTTAAAAGAGATAGACGGAAAATAATTTTCATACTTAATTTTTTATTATTAACTAACGGAAAAATTAATGGGGAAAGTATGAAAAAACACACACAAATTTATTTGCAGGGAATGGGGTATAAAACAACGGACTTCGTTCCCTGTGAAGTGTGTGGATGTCAAGCAGTAGATGTGCATCATATTGAGGCGAGGGGAATGGGTGGTTCAAATGATAAGGACACAATTGAGAATTTAATGGGATTATGCAGGAAGTGTCATATAGATTTTGGGGATAAGAAACAATATAAAGAGTTTTTAATAAATATACATAAACAAAACTACCGATGCTATTAACTGAACAAGAGTTTCTGGAATACGAACTTAACCACGGGATAGGTATGCACAACGACTTTTTTAAGGACTTGGCACGGAATACTGTTGCACAGATTGAAGATTTACCTGTTGTATCCGTATTAGATTACGGAGCAGGAACAGGAGTTTATAGCGATGCTTACTTCAAAGCAGGTTATCATATTGTAGCTTTTGAAATATTTAAGTCGCATCGTGATTATATGAAGCAAAACGTAGCCTATGTAGAAATATTAGACGAGCCTATTACTACCGACTTGCTTAACTTCATAGAGACGGCAGAGCATATGACAGATAAAGAACTTGATAACTTGTTTAGCAAGATAGAACCTAATTACATTTTGTTTAGTAGCACATCGCAAAGAGTACCAGGCTTTGACGAACAATGGGGGCATATTAACATAAAGGAACAAAACGAATGGGATAGCTATTTCAAAACAAAAGGATATAGTAAAATAAAAGATTTATCACTTCCTACAACTTGGAGCAAATTATATGGCAAAGATTAAAGAGAACAATAACAAAATTAGCTTTGGAAAACGCAAAAGAGGCTCTGCAAAGAAGTCCTTTAATAAGCACACGCCGAGAGAAAAAGCTTATAGAGGACAAGGTAGATGAGAAAACTAAACGCTATATGGCTACTCCTTACGCACAAAGCTTACTTCCTTGCGGTATGTAAGACGGGTAAAAACGGAGATGATATGACCACGATAGGACACTACACCTATGCAATGGCAGAAACTTTAATTAACAAGCATATAGCAGACGTAGATACATACCTCGACCAAGAAGATGCTTTAGACGAAGCCAACGACATAATTAACGGAATACTATGATATTACTATCAAGCCAAGTAGAGAGCATAGCCTCACGCAAAGACAAAACAATCAAGCTAACTTTAGCAACCCAGGAACTAAGTCCTAAAGATGCAGCTTCTTTGTTTCAGCTTAATCAACAGTTCTGCTACTTAGCAATTAAAGAAGAGCCGTTTAGTAAAGAAGAGCAAGACGTAGTAGAAAATCTAAAGGCTGACCCTGACACCTTTAAAACACCGAGCCAAAGATTAAGAGGCATCTTATACAAGACATACGAACAAGACAACGAAGGCTACAAAGATTTTAACACATATTACTTGTCAGTAATGGACAGAATATGTCAGCACTATAAAACAAAAATAGATGGGTAGGCATAAAGCAATAGAAACACCAGAGTTAATGCTTCAATACTTTACTGAGTATTGCGAGTATTGTAAAAGCAATCCAATTAAAGTACACGATTTCGTAGGCAAAGACGGAGACGAAGTTTACAGATTAAGGGAGCGACCTTTGACAATAGAAGGCTTTGAGAACTATTGTTACAATCAAGGAGTTGTGAGTAATATAGATAGATATTTTGCTAACACAGATGGTGCTTACGAGGAATTTCGTAGCATCTGTTCGCGTATTAGGAAAACAATTAGACAAGACCAAATCGAAGGCGGTATGGCAGGGGTTTACAATCCAAGCATAACTCAACGTTTAAATAGCTTGGTAGAGAAGTCAGAAAACAAACACGAAGTAAGTGAGATTAAAATAACTTACGATAGATAATGCAAACAGTAGGCTTGAAGTTACATAATCCACACCCTGCGCAGAAGCAAGTACTTGATTGCGATAAAAGGTTTATTGTAATGATGGCAGGTAGAAGATTTGGTAAGTCCTTGATTAGCCAAACCATAAGCATAGAAACTGCGGTTAATAAAAAGCGTGTAGCTTACATAACACCGACTTACCAATTAGGAAAGATTTTCTTTAAGGAAATAGTAGACCTATTGCCATTAGAAATATACTCTAAGAACGAGAGCGACCTGGTTATTACATTCATTACGGGTGGCTCAATTCGTTTCTTTACAGGCGAAAGGTTAGACAATCTTAGAGGGTTAAAGTTTCACTTAGCCGTAATAGACGAGGCTTCCTTTATACCTAACCTTGAAGATGGGTGGCTAAACTCGATAAGACCTACCTTAACGGACTACAAGGGTAAAGCTATATTCTTAAGCACCCCTAAAGGCAAAAACTACTTCTTTAGTTTGTTTAGCAAAGCCGAACCCGATTGGCAAAGCTTTAAGTTTACTACATACGATAACCCATACATTGACCCACAAGAGATAGACGATGCCCGTAGGCAACTACCTGAGGTTGTATTTGAGCAGGAGTATATGGCAAACCCGGCCGAGAACGCAGCAAACCCATTTGGTAGCCAACATATACGCAAGTGCTTACACCCAGTAACAACAATGCCAGTAGTAGTTTATGGGATTGACCTTGCCAAGTCAGTCGATTGGACTGTTATCGTAGGGTTAGACGAAGATGGGAACGTGGCTTATTTTGACCGCTTTCAAATGGATTGGCACAATACTAAGCAAACTATCCTTAGGCTGCCTAAATGCCCTATCCTTGTCGATTCTACGGGGGTTGGCGACCCTATCCTTGAGGACTTACAACGTGAAGGGGTAATGATACAAGGCTTAAAGTTCACAAGTTCAAGTAAGCAACAACTTATGGAAGGCTTACAAGCTGCAATACATCAAGGGAAAATAGGCTACCCTGAGGGGATAATAAGCCAGGAGTTAGAAGTATTTGAATATATGTATACGGCAACGGGGGTTAAGTACTCCGCACCTTCAGGCTTTCACGATGATGCCGTAATGGCTTTGGCTTTGGCTTGGCAGAACTTTAGCCTTAAACGTGGCACTGGTAGGTATGCATTCCTATAAATTACCGCTTATCCTTAATATTTACCGCTCATCACAATTTTAAAAAAAAGTTTGCTCATTTGATTGTGCAATGTGTAAAGGTTGTATATTTGATATATCAATTAACCACAAACACAAAACACAATGAAAAAAGAAACCGCACAATTATTAGCCGTATTTTTAGTAGCTTGTTACCTTATTGGACAACTTCAAGACATCTACTCAAAATGATTTACGCTATATGCCTTCTGCTAATTGCAACAGGTTTTGTAATGGCAGCATTAACCGACTACACAATTAAACACTATGACACAAAGCACAAAAGATTACATAGACAAATACTACGCAAGTGAGCCGATTAGTATTATGATGACTAACATTGATGCGAGTTACTTAGAGATACTTACCTACTGCAACGAGAAGGGATATGAACCTGCAAAGCGTAGAATGAGAAGTCCAAAACATAAGTCAAAAATCGGCTTTTTTGATATTGATAACTACAAACCCGAAACAATATAAAATGGAACTACAACAAATCTTTGAAACAACAAAAGAACAACGCATCGAGTTTACGCACCAATTAATTGAACGCTTAAACGCAGGGGAGCTTGACCCGTTAAAAACACATCTTCAGGTTAAAGCCTTAGAGGATATGCTCGAAACATTAAAGTCAAATAAGGACTACAAAGATGCCGTATTACAAGCAGCCGTACTTAATGGCAAGGACTTTGAGTATATGAGTGCAAAGTTCAACATTAGAGAAGTAGGCGTTAAGTATGACTTTAGCAAATGTGAAAGTCCTGCATACGATGAGATACTAAGCGAGTACAATAGTGCAGCTAAAGCCAAAAAGGATATGGAAGAGTTCCTTAAAAAAGTTCCGCACACGGGTCTTGATATTATTAACGGAGTTACTGGCGAGGTTACCAAAGTTTACCCACCTGCTAAGAGTAGCACAACAAGTGTAGCCGTATCATTAAAGTAATTAAAATATTGTACTTCTTTGCAATTTGCTTACCTTTGGCAGCGTTATGCTACATAGGTGGGCATCTTGCTTATGAGATAATGTTAAAACTAAGAAAATGAGTTGGAATAAAATATCGGTATGGCAATACCAACAAATGCACCCTATCATTACAAACCCACCAGAACACTTAACGGAGTTTGAATTAGAGTGCAAGTTAGTAGGCATAGTCAATAACCTTACGGACAATCAAGTTCTTAACCTACCTAAAGAGAAGCTTAACAAATATAGGTCGGAGATAATATTCCTTAAAGACAACTACGAAGGTACACCCGTAAATAGAGTAAGAGCCAATGGCAGAACTTATAGGTTTATCCAAGATGCAAAGGACATTAACGCTTCACGCTACATTGAAAGCAAGTACTTTTGTAAGGAACTTATACCTAACCTACACAAGATAGCGGCATCTATTACTATCCCACAACAAAGAAAATGGCTTAAATACATAGACCTACCTTACGATTCGGACAAGCACCAAGATTATGCTAACGACTTTTTGTTTGCCAATTTCAAAGAGGTTTATTATTCGGTTGTTTTTTTTTATCAAGTATTCAACGATTGGACTCCAATTACCCAGGACTTTTTGGAGAAGAGCCTAATAAAGGAGAATATGGAACAGGACAAGGCACAAAAGGTGGCAGCAATTTTATGGAATATTTTGGGTGGCAATACTGTACCAAAATAGTATCGGAGTACGAAGCCATACCTTTGCAAGATGCTTACGAACTTAAAATAATACATTACTTAAATAGCTTATCGTACTTAAAAGCCAAGTCGGACTTTGATGCCGAAGCCATTAGGAAGATAAAATAAGACCCCCAATACCCCCAGACATACCCTGCCAATTTTGGTGGGGTTAGTTATTTTTAGACCTTCCTTATATTTATTAGCGTGAGTATTAGTAGAAATCAATTACAGGCTTTAAGAGAAGGCTTCTTTGATAAAATCAAAGGGGGCGACTATAACGTTGTTAAGAAAGACGAACTGCCATTACTTGAAAAAGTACTTTACGAATATGGCATAGCCTTTAACGATGCTATCCAAGACAACCTAGAAAAGTCAGGCTCTATAAGTTCTGGTTTATTAGCCGAGCCTTCACAACCCGTTATCACTAAGTTCGGCAATCAATACACTTTGAATTTAGGCTACCCTTTGGGGAGCAAACAAATAGAGTACTTTGATTTCATTAACCAAGGGGTTAAAGGTTACGATAGCGGAAGTCCAAGCAATACTCCTTACTCTTTTAAAAGTCCTTACCCTAATAGGAAAATGGCTGCTAATATATTTAGCTGGCTTAATAAGGCAAGGAAAAGCGTTAGGACTGATAGCGTAGCTACTAATAAAAAGGGGGAAATAGACAAGACGGAAACCAAAAGGCAATCATTAAAAAAGGTAGTAAGCGAGGCAACCAATAAGAAAAGGTTAGCCTATGCAATATCTTCGTCTATTAAAAAGAAGGGTATTGAGCAAACTAAATACTTTGACAATGCTATTGCACAGGTATTCAATAATAAATTTACGCAAGATGTAGCCTATGCTTTATTAGGCGATTACGCAGTTAAGGCATCTGCTAAAATATCAAAAGAAATAAAAGATAACAAATAATGGCAATTACAATAACAAGTAGTCCTGCACCATATTCGTCAATGCACGATAACCTTTGGTTTGTTTCAAGTTCTACCAATAGCGGAACTACAAACTTTAAGTTTGTGTATGACGTATACATCAATGGAAGCCAAGTAATACGTTCTAAAGTATTCCCTTCGCCAAGTGCAGAAGGTAGCTACGGGGTGTTTAACGCATCGCCAATGGTTAGGAGTTTTGTTACTAACTACTTTGAGCCTTCGGGTAACTCAATACTTGTAGCTTCAAATGATAAGATAAAAGTAGATTACCAAATAAGAGTAGGCGAAGAGGTAAGCGGTGTTACAACTACTAACTTAGCATCTGGCAACTTCTCAGCCTATAACTTCGTACCGCCATTGTTTGCTGACGTATTCTTAACTAAGAACCAAACGCCTTTAGTACTATCGGACTATTACGATAATTTACTATTAGAAAACTTTACCGATGACTTTTTGACCGAGCGTGATACTGACGATATAACCTTAGAATACGGAGATAACTTTTACATTACGTTCTTACGCATAGCAACGGGCGGTTACTCGGCTTGGGTTGAAGTATTAGGGCAAGGCGATGTAGTTACTAATACAGTAAGCGGAGATATTACGTTAAGTGGTCAATTCAATATGTTTAACCTACAAGCAGGACACATAAACGATTGGGCATCTGGCACGATTATAGATGAGAATACTTACGGCTATAACTTCTATTTAAAAAGAGGTGGCGCACAAACAAGGGTTATTAAATTAAGACATAAGTGCTATCCTAAATACCAACAATTTAACTTAGAGTTCCTAAATAGATTAGGCGGTTGGGACACTAAGAAGTTTGCCCTTGTAAATAGAAGGTCAAGCGAATATCAAAGAGCATCATATAGGCGAAGCGATTGGCAGCTTGTAGGTGGACAAATGACAAATATAGATGGATATAACAGGTATAACGAAACGACTTTCAACTATGCTATTCAGCATAAGGATAGATATAAGCTTACTTCTGATTGGGTTAGCGAACAAGATTATTCGTGGTTGGCTCAGCTTGTATCGAGTCCTATTGTATATATGGAAGTTCTTGGTGCATACTTCCCTGTTACAATAACCACAACTAACTATGAGTATAAGTTAGAAAGTGCGGATAAACTATTTAACTTTGAGATTGAAGTAGAAGTGGGCAAATACTTAACAAGCCAATTTAGATAATGATTAGTACCGAGATATACATAGAAGAAAGGAAGATTGATTTATTGCAAGATATATCTACCGAGTTCACTTATGCCATTGATGACGTAAGCGAGTTCGGTAGTCGCAATACTTCCTTTAGCAAAACAATAAGCATACCAGGAACGGCAAATAACAACTTGGTATTTGGCTACATCTTCGAACTTAACAACGCTAACTTTACGGATAACACCTTACCAAACGTCGGGTATAACTACAACGTAACTAAACAAGCTAATTGTAAAATCTTTATTGACAAAGTGCAGATATTCAAAGGCACTTTAAGAATATTAGAGATAGTTATAGACAAGGAAACAATAGAGTATCAATGCAGTGTGTTTGGCGAACTTGGTGGGTTTATTAACCAATTAGGAAATAAGCGTTTAGAAGATTTAGATTTCAGCGCATATAACCATACTTATAGCGTAGCTAATATTAGCAATAGTTGGGATAACCCAGGTGGTTCTGGTTACTATTATCCTCTTATTGATTACGGCAACGTAAGTACAGGAGTTAATGGTGTGCTTAAAAAAGATTTTCAATACACAACGTTTAGACCTGCTTTGTATGTTAAGGAGTATATGCAAAAGATATTTGCAGGAACTGATTATACCTTTAACTGCCCGTTCTTTAATAGTGCTTTATTTAATAGGTTAATCATACCGCATAACCAAACTTCTATTACTGCTTTAAACAATACAAGTTTAAACGCAGCAGCTAATCAGCAATCAATGTTACTAACAAGTAATCCTTATGTTCAGTATACTTTAGTAACGGCAGGTAGTTTTACACTTGACGGAACGAATACTTTATTTACTTATGGTGGCACAAGTTTAACAACAAATGTACAAGTTACCTTAACGGGTACAGTTACTATCTTCGACCCTAACCAACCAAACTACTCAGTAATACTTAGAAAAAATGGGTTGCAAATTGGCTCACAAGATTTTGATGCAAGTGTTAGACCTTTTATGACTTGTGATTTTACAGTTCAAGGAGTAACATTTGCTAACACAGACACAATGCAAGTTGAAATATTAGGAACTAATATGTCTATTGATATTGTATTTGGGGAAATTAAAATAACAACAAGCACACCTACACAAGTACAGATTAACTTAGGAGAAACAATTAAAGTAAGTGAAACAATCCCTAAAGGTATATTTCAAAGAGATTTCTTTTTGAGCATTGTTAAGATGTTTAACCTCTACGTTTATGAAAATAAGTTTAACGACAAGGAACTTGTTATTAGTCCGTTTGTGGACTTCTATCCTAATGTTTCTGCTAATGCAGAAGATTGGACAAACAAAATAGATAGGTCAAAGCCTTTGAGCATTAAGCCAATGAGTGAGATTAATGCTCGTTACTATAACTACAAGTTTAAACAAGATAATGACTTCTACGGGGAAAACTATCGCAAGAAGTATACAGAAGGTTATGGAGATTTTATTTATGACACCGAGTTTGATTTCGTAAAAGAAACGGACACTTTAGAATTAATATTTGCTTCGTCTGTATTGTTTCAACAAACAGGACAAGACAAAGTATTCCCTGCTATCTATAAAAAGTCAAATAGTAACAACGCAGAAGATAGAATGGATAGCATTATACGAATAATGCAAACAAAGAAGATTACGGGTGTAGGTAGTTGGGCAATAATGAATGGTTCTACTACTTTAGCGTCTTATACAAGCTATGGTTATGCAGGACACTTAGACGACCCTATTAATCCTACTAATGACATAAACTTTGGCGCACCTAAAGAACTACAATTTAGTCCTAATACTTATCCAAGCACAAACGTATTCAACGCATTTCATAGTCCTTATCTTGCTGAGATAACAAGCAAGGACAGTAAGCTATTAACGTGCTTTGGGTTATTGGATATTGTAGACATTTTTAATTTAGATTTTAGTAAGTACATCTGGATAGACGGAGTATTGTTTAGGCTTAATAAAGTCGAAAACTTTAACCCAATGGAATACAATACTACTAAACTATCATTCCTTAAAGTAATAGAAACAGAATACTAATGGCAGAAACTCAAAAATTTAACCTCGAAATAAACGTAAATACTAAAGACGGGGAAAAGAATATAAATAAACTTACTGACAAAACCGAAGAGGCTACCAAGTCGGCTAAACAAGGACAAGGAGCGTTTTCTACTTTAGGTAATACTGTAAAATCTTTAGGAATAGTTACTGTAATTGCAGGTGCTTTTAATTTTTTTAAAGAAGCACTTAGCAAGAACCAGAAAGTAGCTGATAGCGTAGCTGCGGTCTTTAATACAATATCTACTATTGTTTCTACTCTTGTTGACATTTTTATTGATGTAACCTCGCAAGTAGGTAAAAATACAAATGGTTTTGCTGCGCTAGGTAAGGTATTAAGCGGAGTATTTACACTTGCAGTTACTCCTTTAAAGTTAGCATTTGATGGACTTAAATTAGTTATTAATGAGATACAACTTGCTTGGGAGAAGTCACCTTTAGGAGATGGCGACCAAAAAGTTATTAAGGAACTTACCGAAAACATTAACAAGACAAAGGATAGTTTAAAAGACACAGGGAAGAATGCGGTAGAAGCAGGTAAGGATATTTACAACAACTTTGGAGAAGCAGCAAAGTCGGTAGGTGCGGTTGTAAGCGGTGTAGTAGAAAAGGCATCTAAGATTAATGTAGCTGCGGTATATGAACAAGCAAAGGCGACTATTGCTTTACAGAATAGTGCAAAGATAGCTGCTGCACAATTAGCAGGTCTTGTAGAAAAGTATGATAGACAAGCCGAGCAGTTAAGACAAATTAGAGATGACGAATTTAAAAGCGTAGACGAAAGAATTGCAGCCAATAATCAATTAGCTAAAGTTTTAGACGAACAAGAAAAAGCACAAAAGAAACTTGCTCAAACAAGAGTAGCTGCTGCTGCTGCCGAACTTGCACAAAACAAATCAAGTGTAGAATTACAAGCTGCATTAATTGAAGCACAAAACGAAGTAGCTGGTGTAGAAGCACAGGTTGCAGGTTTAAGGTCGGAACAATTAGCTAATGCCGTTGCATTGGCTAAAGAGAAGCTTGAATTAGACAAAGCAGTTGCAGCAAGTGCAAACAAGATAGCACTTGACCAAAGGAAAGTTAATGCCGACTTAATCAAAGACGAAGTATTAAAGCAAACTACTAAAAAGCAAATAGCCGAAGAAGAAGCTGCGTTAGAATTAAAAAGGCTACAAGATAACATTAATAATACTAAGGCAGGTACACAAGCAAGAGCAGATGCAGAGATAGCTTTTGCAGAGAAGAAAGCCGAAATAGACAACCAAATTGTTGCCTTAGATGCTGCTATTTTACAAGCTAAATTAGATAAAGAATCTAAGTTTAGAGCAGACACTATTGCATTAGCACAAGCCGATTATGAATTAAATAAGGCTTTAGGAGAGGCGACATTCCAAGACCAATTTGACCTATACGATAAAAGAAGGGAATTAGAAAAGAAGGAAATGATGGCAAGGAGGGCAACGGCTGCCGAATTAGAAGCCTTTGATAAGCAAACCGCAACGGGTAGAATAGCAATAGAAAGGGCGGTACAAGACCAAAAGTTAGCAATACTTAACACGGGTATTAACACTGCCATTGAGATAGTAGGTAAAGAATCTGCAGCAGGTAAAGCACTTAGTATTGCACAAGCCGTAATGAATACTTACACGGGTGCGACAAGAGCCTTAAAAGATGTTCCATTCCCTTTTAACTTCGTGGCGGCAGGTAGCACAATCGCACAAGGTTTACTAAGCGTAAAGAAGATTATTAGTACGCCATTGCCAGGGGTGTCGGGCGGTAGCGGCGGAAGTACCCCAAGCTTAAATGCTTCTGCACCCGTTGCACCACCACAACCACAAGCACAAACAACTACATTAGATAGCCAATCTATTAACGCACTTGGTAATCAAACTGCAAGAGCCTATGTTGTAGAAAGCGATGTAACGGGTAGCCAACAACGTATCGCAGCTATTCAGCAAAGAGCAAGGTTCGGTTAAATGATAACAATTTAAAACACTTAATATTTACGAATATGGACTTACCTATTTATTTATTAGACATTAGCGAGGATATGAATGACGATGCCGAGGTGGATTATGTGGCACTCGTAGACAGACCTGCTATTCAAAAGAATTGGAATGCCTTTAAAAACCAACAACGCTTTGAAGTGGTTAGCGAAGATAAGCGTATTATCAGCGGCCCATTAATGTTGGCAGATGTCCCGATATTCCGCAGTGACTCTACTTATGGAGATTACTATGTTGTTTTCTCTAAAGATACTATTTTTAAGATTGCTCAAAAGTTTTTCAAAAGAGGCTACCAGTCAAACGTAAACTTAATGCATTCTCCTGACCAACAAGTAGAAGGGGTTACTATGTTTGAGAGTTTTATTACAGACGAAAGCCGTGGCATTTTACCAATGAAAGGGTTTGAAGATGCACCTGACGGCTCTTGGTTTGGCTCATTCAAAGTAGACAACGAAGGCGTGTGGAACGATGTAAAAGAGGGCAAATTTAAAGGCTTTAGCGTAGAAGGATTATTTACCTACAAGACAAAGCCAAGCAAAGAACAAGAACTTATGAATGCAATAAAGGAAATATTGCAACGGGTTAAATGATAAACAAAATCTTTTATTAATATTTAAACAAAAAGAATGATGAACGCAAAAGATGCAATTATGCAAATTAGGTCTTTATTCGAAGATATGCCAATGGTAGATGCTCCTGCACCTGCTCCTGCACCTATCGAAGAAGTACCTGTTACATTCGCAGAATATAGCCTTATAGACGGAACTAAGGTTATGATTAGCGAACTTGCTATCGGTGGTCAAGTTACATTGGAAGACGGAAGTCCTGCACCAATGGGAGAACACCAATTAGCAGACGGCACTAAAATCGTATTAGACGAAGCTGCAAAAATCTTATCAATCGAAACTCCTGAAGCTGAAGCAAAAGAAGCTGAAGAAGTACCTGCTGAATTAGGTAACAAGATTGAAGAAAAAATGGCAGAAGAAATCGCAAAATTAGTAGCTGAAAACGAAGGTTTAAAAACAAAGGTAGCGGAATTAGAGGCAAAAGTTAAGAATGGCTTTAGTCAAGTAGCTGAACTTATAGAAGCACTTACTAAAACTCCTAACGCTGAACCTATTGCGCAACCAAAAAACAACTTTGCTTCTAACGTAACTACAAAGGATATGAAGTACGAAAGAATTGCAAAATTTAGAAACGCTTTATTAAACAAATAAAAATAAAATAAAA